TTTAAATATCCTTCATCAGTTAAATGTCTATTTCACAAAGATAGTAATCCGAGTGCAAGTATATTTCAAACCAATGAAGGAAAATGGCTTTATAAATGTCATAGTGGTAAATGTGGAGTATCTATGAATACAAAACAATTAATTGAAAAACTTGGTGGTTTTAAGAGTGAATATAGAGCAATAGAATTTATTAAGACAATATTCAATTTATCAATAAAAGAAACTCAATGGAGTATTGAACAAAAGACAAATCTTGATTTAATTATTAATACAATGAATTTAAATAAGTTTATGGATTTATGTCCACAAACAGATAAAAATATTAGATATGTTAAGGAATTATTTTTAGTAATGGCAGGAATTGCACAAAATAATATTTATGGTGAAAATTATATGAATTCAGATGGAGACGCTGTATTCTTTGTTTCATTAGGAGAATTAGCTAGAATTACTAAAACGGCAGCCAACAATCTAAAAAGAATAAGTCAAAGACTTGCTGTTTTAACTTATCACGATTTAATAAGGAAATTAGATGATGATAAAATTCCTCCAAAAATGCTTGCTAAAGCTCAAGCAATTGCAATAGCAAACAAAACAACTCAGAGAGTAAGTTTCTATTCTATTCCCTCTTGGGTATTTGATCAACTTAATAATATTGAATCCCAAGGAGTTAAATGGAAACAAAATGGATATACAGTAAAAGGTACTTCATATGAGATGTTTTATAGAACAGAAGGTTTAGAAGTTGCTCAAAATATTTACCCTCAATATAAAAAGGTAGCATCAAAGGATATTGATTATGAAACAGGTGAAATAACAGAATCAGTTAAAGATAGAACAACAACCAAAAAAAGTGATGAAAGAGTTGAAAATATTGTTTCAGTTGTTGAAAAATTAGTAGATGAAAAGAATTACACTACTGAGAAAGAAATTGTATTATATTTATCTAAAGAATATAAATGGGAAGTAACTGAAATTCAACTTCGCAAAATGCGTGGAGAACTTGAAAAGTTAGGTTACATAAGAATTAGAGTCAATAAAGAATTGAAAGAGAAATATGCCGTTCAGAGCAATGGGTATCCAGTAATTATTTGTAAGAGTAGTGAAAGTGACTTAATAATAAAATAAATATATAGGGTGGTATTAATAAATATTGTCAAAATCAAAAGATGAACTTTATATTATCGGTGTCGATTTCAAAAATAATAGAGATAAATATAAAAAAATACTTAATACTAAAAATCCTTCTTGGAATGATTTGAATGAGTCTCAAGGATTTCCATTTAAAACTGGAGAACACTATCGGCAATTTATCAAAAAAAGGCAGGATCGCGATGGGACATTAAAGAAGTTGGGTGTTGTTAGGGATGAGATTGTTGATAAGAAACTTGAGCAAGTTAGAACTATTCCTAATTATAAGGAATCTGTAGAAATTAAAAGTGATAATTCTCAGGTATCAGACAAATTATTGGAAATGAGTCTTGAGGAATCAAAAGATCCTGATTTTGTTTTAAAGTCACATGGGTACTCGCCTAGTGAGTGGTCTATTACATCTGCTAAGAATAGTATGTGGCACATGAATACTAAAGAAGATGGAGTTAAGGTACTTTATAGTTCAAAGGTGAGCGTAAAACCTCGAACTGAATACCAATGGAATGAAGAAGATGCAAAGAAAATATTTTCTAGTTTAGAAACATGCACAAGAACAATAAATAAATCAAATATAAAAACATCTCAATATAAGAAAAATGGCAAATTATTAATTGTTCCTATTTCTGATTTTCACTTAAATCTTTTATCAGACAAATTATCAACAGGAAATGAATATAATATGCAAATTGCAGAAGATATATTCTTTCAGGTAATTAATGATGTGATAGATAGAGTTGAAGATAAGGTTTTTGAGAAGGTTTTATTTGTTACAGGAAATGACTTTATAACGGCTGATAATACTAATGGAACTACGACTCGTGGAACACCACAAGAGGTTTCAGCATCGTGGTTTAAAGCAGTACATAAGGCTACAGAATTAATTGTTAGAGCAATTGATATGCTTACTGAAATTGCACCCGTAGACGTTATCCTAGTGCCTTCTAATCATGATCTTCATACTATGTTTGGTGTAATTCAAACTGTAAAAGCATGGTATAGAGGCAATGATAATGTTTATGTGGATGATAGTCCTTTACCTAGAAAATATTATGAATTTGGAAAGACTTTACTTACTTTTTCTCATGATATTAAAGTTAAAGATGCTTTGCAAATTATTACTACTGAAGCAAAAGATAAATGGAGTAATTGTGAGCATATAGTTCTTATGTTGGCTCATTTACATCAAGCAATGGTATATGAGAAACAAGGATATTTAGAAGTGTTAAGATTGCCGACAGTTAGCGGTTTTTCAAGGTGGAGTAACGACAAAGGTTATATTCAGACAGAAAAGAAAAATCAGAGTTTTATTGTTAGTAAGGAATATGGGATTACAGATATTTTGAATACTGTGATCGGGATTAATAGAAAAATAAAATATATGAGGTAATTACATATGGAAATATTAATACCAACTGACAAAATAATTGACGAGATGAAATTAACATCTGCTATTAGAGATCGAAGAATTTTCATAAACGAAATAATAGATCAAGATATCTCTTTCAAGACAGTTTATTTTTTAGATAGAATTGTTGCATTAGACAATAAATCTAATATTCCTATTTCTGAAAGAGAAAGTATAGAAATTCTCATAGATTCGCCTGGAGGTAATATAATTTCTGGATTGAGTATAATTTCTAAAGTCGAGGAACTTAAAGATATGGGATATAAGATTATTACTACTAATCAAGCTTCATCTGCATCTATGGCATTTATGCTATTAATTGTTGGTTCTGAACGTAGAGCATATAGATATAGTTACGCTTTAGCACATCAGCCTTCAATGTGGGTTGGTGGTACACTTCAAGAATTAGAAGATGAAGTTACTGAATTAAAAAGATTATGGGATTTAATGAAAATGTTGATTCTTAAATATACTAAAATACCAGAATCAAAATTAGATGAAGTTAAAAGAGAAAAGAAAGATTGGATACTTACCCCTTCTGAATGTTTAGATATGGGTTGTATTGAATACATCATGTAAAATTAATAAAATAATTTAGATAATAGGAGAATCAAATATGTGCGATAATTGTAAAGAAACAACTACACCAGAAGAATTGAACGAACTCAAATGTGATAAACCAGATGCAGAAGAAATAAAATCTCCATTGGATGATGTCCTCATGTTCACAGAACCATTTTCTATTTCAACGGAAAATTTAGAAAATGATACAGATATTCAAATTGATAAAGAAGAATTTATTAAAGGCATGAAAGATGCAAGTTATTTTTCTGGATTTTATACTTGTTTGATTAATTCAGGAATGTCTATGGAGGATGTGGTTAGCATTATTATGAATAAAATGAATGTTGACCATAATATTACCATGTCACAAATTCAGACTAATGGTAGTATTGAGGTTTCTAAGAATAGTGTCTTGGTTAAAGAGAAAGATATGCTTTAGGTTTAAATAATACAATTAAATAACAAAACAAAATAAAATAAATATAAAGGTAGGAAATCGCAAAATGGCAAATAAATTAACTCTCACAGATATTGATAATATTCTCGATAATCACATCGAAACTTCTATAGATTTTCTCATGGTTGTTGATCATGGCCTTGCATTTTATATTTCAGAATATTTAGGAGAAACGTATGATCTTATTGATGAGACTAATGATTTAAGCCCTTACACAAAGGAATATTATATTTCCATGCTATTCGATGATGAAGAAATTCAAATGTTCTGTGAAACTGCTAGAGCAAATGATGGTGATTATAAGTATTCTGACTTCTTTGATTCATATGGAGATTATTATATTTTTACAGATATGGATAGGGAAACAGTAGATAAGACATTAGTTGGAAATGCTAGTTGGTCATTTTGTGAGTTAGTTGAGGATAAAGATGACAGTAATGACAGTCAATATGATGTAAGTTCTGAATGTTCTAATTGCGATGGGTGTGATGAGCATTGTGGTCGTGAAAATCATAATGAGGAATATATTGATGATTCAGAGGATGATATTTGCTCAGAATGTGGTGAAACAGATTGTGTATGTGATTATGAAGAATGCCAGTGCGATGATTGTCGCTCGCAAAGACATGATGATATTGTAAATGCATCTGTTGGTAAGGCATTTGAGAAAATTATGGCGAGTGAAGGTTGCCCGAATTGTATTGTTGACGCTTTATTTCAGATGAGTTTGGAAATGAAGAGATTGGGGTGGTCGGATAGAGGAGATTTTGAAGAAGAAAATAGGGAATCGGAAGAAAGTAATAAGACAATTAATATTCATATTGGTAATATTCAATTTCCTAATGTTACGGATAACATTAATGATTTTATTAGTGGCATTAAAGATTATGCAATTAAGTATAGTAAACAATAGCAATTATCCAATCAAATCTAAGTTTTAATTTAACTCAGATAGAGGGCATCTAATTTAAGATGTCCTTTCTTGTGTGTTAAAATAGCACAAATATATGATGAGAGGAAGTGAATTAGAGTGATAGAACAAAAAGAAAGATATGTCTATATTTATAATCCTTTGCAAAGTAATTATTACATATCCCAAGGAGTAATGATTAAAGAAGTTGGGATTCATAATGTGACAAAGAAGCCGTGGTACAAATTCTCTTTTTTGGAATCTGAAGAAGCATATCATAGTTGGTGTGTCAGAGGCAGATAGTATTTTAGGGTGATTAATAATATGAGAAAGAAGTGTGATTTAATAATGGAAAATAATAATATTGATAAGTTAATAATTAAAGGAACAACAAAAGTATGTGGAATTGATGTTCCTAATGTTTATGGAGGATTTGGTGGAGATCAAAAAGTTATCTTAGTAAAGACCATTGCGGAATTACATAATAAAAAACCAAGTCATGTAAATGAATTAATAAATAAGAATATAAAACATTTTGATATAGGAATTCATTATCTTGACTTAAAAGACAGTAAAGAAGCAACTGCCGTTTTGGTCGGCAGTCATATATTTACAAATCAAGCGATTAAAGTTAGTAAAAATATCTTCTTATTGTCTGAACGTGGATATAGTTTACTATTGAAGTTTATGGATAGTGAATTGTCTATCATTCAATATAAAGCCGTAATTGCAGATTATTTTTCTATTAAAGAGATAATTTTAACTCAAGCAATAACTCCATCTGAATTAAAGCAATTAGTTGCAAGAGAAATAGGAACAATAAAAAGAAATAAAGAAACAGAAGCAATGTCTATTTTGAAAAGTCGTGGTGAATTGAGTCATTTTAATAATCCATATGCCTGTATTACGAATTCTTGCTATGAAATCTTGTATGGCATGTATGCTAAAGAAATTAAGAAATATTTAGATTTAAAAGAGCGTGATAATCTTAGAGATTTTTTATCAACAAGAGATTTAGAGGAAATAAAAGAAATCGAAGAAGAAATAGTATGGATGGTAAAGAAAAATTACACTTGGAAACAAATTTATAGTGATTTGGTTAGGGAGTATCCTAATAGAATAGTTCCAGTTAGAGCAGAAAAGTCTATTAAGGAATTGAAGAAGATAGATAAAATTATGATTGGTGACGGTGGTATTAAGAAGTTAAAATGATAAAGGTACGGCATTAATGACGCACCTTTATATAATAAAGTTTTGTAAGTTATAAGACGCTTGAGCAATCAGGCGTTTTCTGTGTGGATGGAAATTGTGTTTAGATTATGCCTAGTCAATTAAGACTAGGCTTTTATGTGAGCATAATTATTGATTTTGTTCATTGGAAGATAGGTTTTTGGGATTAGCTATCCCATCTCTGCACCCTATCTTCTATTTACTTTTTAGTGGTTAGTGCAGAGGGAAATATAATTTGCAGAAAGAAGGGTTATAAAATGGAAGAAATTAATCAAGAGTTAGAAGTAAAAATGAAGGTTTGCAAAATGTGTTGCGAAGAATTACCATCAACAAAAGAATATTTTCATGTTCATAACGGATGTAAGGACGGTCTAAACTCTGTCTGTAAAAAATGCAGAAGTAAATTAGCTTCAGAGAAAAATAGAGGAAATATAAATACTACTGGAGTAAAGAAATGTGTAGATTGTGAAAATATTTTGGAAATAAATTCTACAAATTTTAAAACATCTACAAAATCATTGGATGGTTATTTAAATGTTTGCGTTAAGTGCCAAATAAAGCGTAGAGACAAGGAATCTCCCGAAGGATTTAAAAAATGCTCTAAATGTGATAGAGAATTTCCAATATCTAGGGACTATTTTCAATTAAGTAAAATATCTTTGGATGGGTTTGTGAATACATGTTTGGAGTGCAACAATAGAAAATTCTTTCCAGACTTTGCAAATGAGCCATGGTCGCAAGAAGATATTAATATTGTAAAAGATAATTATAAAGAGTTATTTACATATGATATTATACCACTTTTATCAGTAAAAAGAACAGAAAAATCAATATTACATATGGCAGGTAAACTTGGTTTAAGGAAAATAGAAAGTTATATTGAAAATTATAATAGTTTTAAATATAAAATAATAGATAATAAATTACATAAGTATTGCAAATCATGTAAGAGGTATTTGCCTATGGAATACGATTATTTTCCTAAAGATGAATCATGTACAGATTCATATCGCAACGTCTGCCGTGAATGCAAAGGAGAATTATTCAGATTTAATTCTGATGTTTATAAATGGTCAGAACAAGATATTCAAATTCTAAAAGATAATTATCCTCATATGACTAATAAAGAATTATATAATACATATTTTCCGTTCCTAAGTATAAATAAAATCATGCATAGAGCGAATGATTTAGGATTTTATAAAACAGAAGAAACTTTACAAAGAGTGCATGATGAAATAGGGAAATTCCATTCTGAAAGATTAATAGGAACAGATAAGTGGAAAAGTGATAATAATCCTCAATATGATAGTAAAAGATTTGGTTCATTAAATCCAAATTATAAAGGTGGTATTAGTGCATTATATCAAGAATTAAGAAGAAATTTAAAGCAATGGAAAATAGATAGTGTTGAGAATTCTAATTATGTTAGCTTGCTTACTGGAAAGAGGTTTAATGATATTCATCATTTGTATTCTTTTGATAATATAGTTAAAGACACCTTGAGTGAAACCAGATTACCTTTATATGATGATATTTCATTTTATTCAGATGAAGAAATAAAATTATTAGTAGATAAATGTCTTGAAATTCATTACAGACATCCTTTAGGCGTTTGTTTAGAAGAGCGATATCACGCCAAATTCCATGAGGAGTTTGGATACGGTGGTAATACTGAAGAACAATTTTATGAGTTTTTAGATAATTATTATAATGGTAAATATAAAGATTTAGAAGAAGTAAGTTAATAATTAAAGGAAGTGACCTTGTGGCAGGAAGACCTAAAAAAGTGGCAACAACTAAGACAAAAGAAAATATAGAAGTGTCTCTGCCACAAGTTGAAAAAGAATATTATAGATGTCCTTGTTGTGCAAAGAAATATACAGACCAAGATAAGGGATTTTATCAATCAACATCTTTATTAATTAAAAGTAATAATGGTCGGATGTTTATATGTCGTAAGTGTGTAATTGAATTATATGCGTATCTTGTTGAAACCCACGAAGACACAAAAAAAGCATTATATTTATTATGTAGGTGGTTAGATATATACTTTGAATCTAATTTATATTCTAGTGCAGAGCAACAGGCAAGAAACTCTAACGGGAATATAGCACAAGTATATATTACAAAAGTTAATTCATTGCCACAATATTCTAGTTTGTCATTTATTCATTCTGCAAGTATAGATGGTCAAAAAAATGAATTTTTACCACCATCAGAAACAGATATACAAATAAAAACTTGGTCTGAAGAAGATGTTCGTAATAGAGATGATGTAATTAGATTAGTTGGTTATGATCCATTTGAAAATGAAAATCCAATGGATAAAAAATATCTCTGTAACGCATTGGTTGATTTTCTTGACCAAGATACTGTAGATGATTCTTTTAAGTTACCTATTTGTATAGAGATTGTTAAAAGTTTTAATCAAATTGATAAAATTAATCAAGCTCTTGCTCTTATGACTGCTGATATTAGTAACATGTCTAGTCAGGTCGGTGGAGTAAAATCATTAGTAGAAGCAAAAGAAAAAATTTATCGTTCAATTTTAGCAATGGCTAAAGATAATGGCATTTCAGTTAATCATAATAATAACAAAAGCAAAGGTGGAAATACATTAAATGGCACAGTAAAGAAATTAAATGAAATTGGATTATCAACAGCAGAATTAAACTTATTTGATTTAGAAACTTGTGATGCCATGAAACAAATTGCAGATTTTAGCAATAAAAGTATTATAGAACAATTAATGTTTGATGAAAATGATTATACGGACATGATATCTCAGCAAAGGGATTTAATAAAGAAATTAGATGATGAATTGATTAAATTAAGAGAAGACAATAGACTTATGAAAATTCAAATTATACAACAATATGATATATTATCTAGTGGGGGTTGATTGTTTTGGAATATTTTCTTAGAAGCTCTGAAACTCAACTTTCCCAAAAAAAACTTGAAGGTTATTTAAAGTTGTCGGAAATAATACAATGGGGGAGAAAAGCACCAATTAAGTTTTGCGAGAGATTCATGGGAATTGAGTTCCTCGATGCACAAAAATATGCATTTATGAATTCTTGGTTAAAAGCATATAATCTTTGGTGTATTACTAGAAATGGCGGAAAATCAACCCTCGCCGCACCTTTTCTCATGTCAAAAGGAATACTAATACCTGGACACAACAGTTATATTCTAAGTAATGTTTCAGCGCAAAGTCAAGATACGTTTATGAAAATTGAAAAAATAGCCAAGAAAGAAATTCAAAGTTTTGCAGGATTGACAGATTTTTTTATGGGAGAACTTGTTAAATCTACAGCTAATACGGATGGGTTTACTCATTCTCAATCTGGATTTAATTATAAACTATATAATGGCAGTTCCGTGACTAGTTTAAGTGGTGACATAACAAATAATAGAGGAAAAAGATCATCGTTAAATGTGTATGATGAAAGTGGTTGGACGGAAGAAGAATATGTAGTAGCCACTATACCATTTTTGTTACAGAATTCTACTTTTAGGCTTGGTGGTGATTTAGATGTAACTACTTATCCCCAACAAATACCTAATCAAAGATTGTTTATCTCGTCTGCGTCAAGCACAGATAGTTATTATTATGCCTTATATAAAGATTATGCAAAACGAATGTTTTTAGGAGATAAGAATTATTTTGTATGTGATTTAAATTGTGAAATTATGATTAATGCTACTTATAATGGAAAATTATATCCTGTTCCACTTATTAATAAAGATGAAATTGATGCAGAAATGAGAAAAAATAAAGAAAAAGCCATGAGAGAATTTTACAATAAATTTAGTCTTGATGGTGGAGATAAACAGGTTTTTAAAAGGGCAACAATTGTTAGAAATTCTCAATTAAGATTGCCAGTATTAAAAAATGATGATCGTGGAGAAAGAAAGTTTATAATAGCCTATGATCCAGCACATCAATATGACAACTCTGTTTGTTTAGTTGGAGAAGTAATTTTTGATGAAAATGTCGGAGAAAGATTAGAGATATGCAATGGAGTAAGTTTCGTAGATATAGGTAAAAAGAAAAAAACACCTATGAGAACACCTGAGCAAATATCTTTAGTAAAACAAATGATATTGGATTATAATGGAAAAGGAAATCCAGACTATGAAAATATTGAATGTATACTAATCGATGCAGGTGCAGGTGGACACGGAACTACAATAGCAGATTATCTTATGGAGGATTGGAAAGATTCGAATGGTCTTAAACATAAAGGTTTTATTGATAAAGAGGAGTGTAAAGAACATATTCATAAATTTCCCAACGCTGTTGATAAATTAAAATTAATATCTCCACAAAAATATAAAAAAGAAATGTTTGACGCATTGTTAGAAATGAATAATTTAGATTTAATATCATTCACTAATGAATATGATTCAAAAGGATATTTATTATTGCCAAATTATACAGGAAAAATGATTGATGTAGAAGACGATGATGGTAACATAGTTAAAGAAAAAGAGATAATTTTTAAGAAATCCACTTTGGACTTTGAAGAAGAGTTAGCATTAAAAAATATTGATTTAGCAAAAGAAGAATTGATTTATACCTACAGATACACAGGTAGCAATGAAAATTATAGATATGATTTAGCTAAAGACAAAGAAAATGAATTAAATGATGATAGAGCTTATTGTTTAGCTTTATTAGGGTGGTATTTGAAACAAATTAGAAGAAAGAATATCACTAATAAAAAACGTCCAACAAACATCTCCCCCTCATCATACTTCGCAATAGCAAATAAATCAAGCAGAGCAAGAAAATAACCAAAAATGAATAAAAAAAGAAAGGAGGTTCTTCCTTGCCAAACCAAAACAATCAAAATAAACCCCTCTCCCCAAATCTTTTCGCATTAAAAGAATCATGGGAACCATCAAAATCTAAAAACTTCTCTCTATCTCGTATTGCTTCATTCTTCTCCAACAAAAGAAATACAAAAAACAACAAAAACATTACAATAGATAAAATAAAACTATGGTTAAATAATCCAATTAAATATCAAACAGAAATTCTCGATTTATCCGATTTATTATATGTCCCTGAAGGGATCTATAAAACTCTAGTAAATTTAACATCAAATATGGCAACTTTAGATAATTATCTTCAACCAACAAAATCAACAATGAGAAAATTAAATTTAGAATTAAAAGCAAAAACTAAATTTGATGAATTAGGGAATCCAATTGATCAAGATGCATTTGATAAAATACTAAACAACTTTGAAAATGAATTTGATACAGTTAGAGATTATATTGAGAATATTGATATAAAGAAAACTGGAAGAAGAATTATTGAAAGTATAGTTCGATATGGTGCATACTGTGGATTTGAGAAAAACGATGGAGATTTTCCTTATTTATGGGATTTGCCAATAAAGTATGTAAGATTGTATTCAATAAAAAGTGGACAATATAAGGTTGAATTCAACTTCAAGTATTTTGATGATTTATCAAGAGATAATGAATTATCAGAATTTGCATGGGGAGTATATCCTGCTGAATTTAAGGTGTTATATGATAGATATAAGAAAAATCCAGATAAATTAAGATACCCTGAATGGCAACCATTACCTAGTGAAAAAGTATGTTGTATTAAATTAGGTGGAGATAATGATACATTTTTCTTGCCTTTGTATAGTCAATTGTTTACAGAATTATTTTTGTTAAATGATTTGATTGATGAGGAGATTGAAAACTCGCGTGACGACAAAATTAAATTAATAAATATAGAATTTCCAAATCAAGAAGGTGTACCTTTGGTAGAACCAGAAATCGTTGCACAATGGGTTAACGTGGTAGCTTCGGGTGTTCCATCGTCCGTATCGGTTACGGGCTCTCCTTTTCCGTTAAAAGAGATTCCATTTAAATCTATACAAAATGAAAAAACAAATTTAGCTGAATTTGCAAAATCAATGGCTTATATGCAAGCAGGAGCAAATCCTTTATTATTAGGTGGATCAAGCACAAATTCATCAGTAGGTGTAACTCAGAATTTAGTTTACATACAGTCTAATGTATTTAGTATATTAGATAAAATACAGAGTTGGTTTAATTATCGTATTAGTAATGTAAATTTGCGTAAAAAATACACATTTGAATTAAATATATGGAAAATCACTTGGTATAATAAAACTGAAGAGGTTGAAACCGAATATAAATTAACTACAATCGGAGGAAGTTTAGCTGTCTTATCCTCAAAGGTTGGACACAATTTTGACTCTTATGACGCAACCTTACAATATGAAAATCTGACAAAAACTAAGGATAATTGGCGTGTTCCTAAAAATATGAATCAAACAGCAGGAAATGATGATTCAGGTGGAAGACCAACTAAAGCAGATGGTGATTTAAGTAATTCTGGCACAATTAGTCGCGATAAGGAAAACAACAAACGATAAAAAATTTTTGTGGCTAGGTCATGCAAACTGAAAAGAAGTTTCCCTGCTTCCTGCCACTTTTATAATTTAAGGGATTTCTATATGAAGGGAGATATAATATTGAGAAAAACAGATTATTATGTAGTAAAACAATATGTAGAAGAATTAGGATATGATTTAATTAGTAAAGAATATTTAAATAATGCACAAAAATTGATTTTAAGAGACAAAGATGGATATTATTATGTAATTCGTTGGGCAGATATTCTTAAAGGATATAAACCACGTTTTGTACATAAAGCTAATCCTTATTCTATTGATAATATTAAGTTATTTTTAAAAATTAATAATTCTAAGTTAACTTTATTATCTGAAACATTTGAAGGTGAAGATGTTGATTTAAAATTATCTGATAACGAAGGATATTATTATTCATCTCCTTGGTGTAATATAAAAGAACTTAAAGGAATCGCCATTGTTTCTAAGATTAATACTTTCTCTAATCAAAATATTCAACTATTTTTAGATAAACGTAATATGAATTTTAAATTAATAAGTAGTTTTACAGATAGTAATATTAAACTAAATCTTATTGATAAATATGGTTATTTATTTAGTATTTCTTGGACTAATCTACATGCTGGTAAAACTCCACAGTTTGTCGAGAAAAATAATCCACATTCAGTACATAATATTAAATTGTTTTTGAAAATAAATAACTATGATTTTACTTTATTGTCTGAAATATATGAAGGAGAAGACATCCCTCTAATTTTATTAGATAGTGAAGGGTATTATTATTCACAAACTTGGCGAACATTATTAAAACTTACTCGTCAATTATTTGTTAGTGATACTAATACATATTCCACACAAAACATTATATTATTTTTAACTAAGAATAATTCAAAATTAGAACTTATAAGTAAATATAAAAATAGTAAGACTAAACTAGTATTAAGGGATATCAACGGATATTTATATACCCAATCATGGGGAGATACACAATATTTAAGAATGCCTAGTCTAGCATACAAAGGTAATCCTTACTCAATCCAAAATATTAAGCTTTGGTGTAAATTAAATAATAAACCATATAAATTGTTAAGTATGAAATATATTAAAAATAATAAATTATTATTATGGAAATGTTTAGATAATGATTGTGGTGAAGAATTTAAAATGTGTTGGGCAAATATTTCACAAGGTCAAAATTGCTCGAAATGCAAGTTATCTAAAGGTGAGAGAAGAATAAGGAATTATTTAAAACAAAATTCAATTCCACATGACAAAGAGTATACTTTTGATAATTTAGTAGGATTAAGGGGTGGATTGTTACGCTTTGACGTACCAATATTCTATGATGCAGATAGAACAAAATTAAAAATGCTTATTGAATTTGATGGTGAACAACATGATAAATGGGTTAATGGATGGATGACAAAGAAAGAATTTAGAAGATTACAAATTCATGATAAATTGAAAGATGAATATTGTAAAAATAACAATATACGACTATTACGTATTAAATGGTGTGACTTTGATAACATAGAAGCAATCCTAACAAAAGAACTCAATATACTAGCAAAAGTATCATAAATCATTAGATAAAATTAATAGAAAGGTAATTATTATAAAATGAATTTCATTCACTGTTTTAATTTAGAACTAAAAAACAAATTACTTAAAGATGGATTTAAACTTTTATCTGAAAATAATAGATTCTCTATTTTTGAAAATAACCAATCATTAAATTTTAATTTTA